TTTATCACAAGTAAAGTGATCTTTTTCTTGTGGTTTGATTCTTCCGTTGTCATCGTATTTCTTTCCGTCACGATGATTGGCATACCTGCGTGCGCGTGTCCAGCCCATCATGAGAAACTTGCGACACATATCAGCCCCAACAAAATTACCCACATCCAAATACCCATTGAACATAGCAGCAATAGTATTCGCTGATTTATACGCAATTTCCGGTGTTCGGAATCTCCAGTGTTTGCAGATTTCTGATTTGTATGGTTCACAGAGTAATACTCCTTGCTCTCCCCGACCGATGATATACAATTCGGGGTTCTTGCGATAATCTATATTATCAAAATCTAATGTGTAATCAAATTCAATCATTTGCCAGCCATGTGTTCCGTGCAAAATAGTGGCTTCAGGTTTTCAATCAACCGTGCTTCCATTTCTTTCATTACCGCATCTCGAACTGATCTATCAATCGTCGAGTCTATAACTAAGAAAGAAATCTTCCAATTTTGCAATTTTGGATCATAATTATACATTTTTCTTGCACATGGGGAGTCTGTCACACTAGTTTTCATGTGCGGGACTCCCGCACTCCTAAAAATCATAGTATGAAGATTTTTTCTAGTTTGTAAATTGCCCATCCCAATATACATTGGCTTATCATCGTGTGTGATAACGTATAATCCCGTTACCAGTTTCCGATTTCCCTCTGAAAAACGTATCGCTTTTCTGCTGTTATCTAATCGAACTGGTGTAGACCATTCCTTTTCAAGTTGTATGTCTGCTAGTTTACAGACTAACTTTCTAATTTCATCTGAAATCTTTTTCGTTTCCGATTCTTTTTCATTTAAATCAAATAATGTTTGTTGTTCCATGATATGACCTAAAACAATGTCGCTCTGTGTTCGTAGTTCCAACCGACCTTTTCAAGAATATTTTTCAGTGGCTCAAGAAAAGACACGGAGAACTGTTTATCATAGTCGGCAAAAACATCAAGTTCAAACTCTTTCGGTGAAGCACCGGGGAAAGATATCACTCGATCCTTGTATGGATTAGGCACGGACAGATACAAGAACTTCACCTTGTCGCCTTCGTTCACCTTGTGATATTTATCAGATAGTTTCTTTTTCTTCAAGTAGTGATTGAAGATCAACGCACCCTTCACGGCAATCGGTGTAGACTTGCGATAGATGTGCATCTCATCAACGTATGCATTGATGTTGTTACAGCCACGCGGGAATGCAATCTCATCGGGAGAGTATCCTTTGAACTCCTCTTTGAAGTTTGCAACGAAATCAATCACCTCTTCCTCTGTTCCTGTCAGCACCAACTTGATTGCGTCCTTTAACTTTTGTCGAACGACTTGTGGTGTTGACGAGCGTGTGGTTTCAATGCCCATGATCTTCATCTTAGGTTTGTCATACTGCACGCCCTCAGAGTTGTGAACATTCAACATGTATCGTTTCTTGGCAGTCCAGACTCCAACGTCGGCGATGACTTCTCGCTCCATCACCATCTTGTTGGAATAGGCATTCATCTTTTGGGCAAGTTCGTCGTAGCACCTGTTGATGAACGGCTCAATGATCTCCTTGCAGGATTTGTCAAGAAATCGTACGATCTCTTCTTTGGTCTTCCCTTGAGCAGTAGCCCCGACAAGATTCCCAAGCCGAAGATAAACAGAGTCAGTATCACTTGCGACAACATAATCATAGTCTCCTGTGTTTAGAGTCTTGTTCAAAAACTCATTCAGTTTGTTTGCGATGTATTGAATCGACAACTGACCCGAGGTCGTGATCGCCTCTGCGATGTCAGTGTTGAAGTAACGGAAATACTGGTTGCCCATCGCACCATAGGCTGAGTTCAGTTGAATCTTTCGCACCAGTTGAAAGTTGTGATACTTGGCGATCTCAAAGTCCAAACTCTCATCATCTGGGTTTTGTTGCTTTTTCTTCTGGGCTTCGATCATCAACTTCTTGTAGTGCTTACGTTCTTTGTAAAACTTTTCCATCAGTTCCGGCATGAAACCAAGTCGATCTTTACGGAAACACACACCGTTGGCTGCGATTGAAAAGTTTTTCTTTGCCAGAGCGTTCAGATGTTCTGAGCATCTCTCGTTATCTTCAAGGATTCCGCTCGGTGTTATAAGTGGATCTTTATGAAAACCTCCCGGCATCATTTTCGTGTCGGGCGATATATTGTATTGCATGATAAGGTGTGGATACAGACTGTTCAGGTCAAAGGACACAACCCAGTCGTGCCGACCAGTAATCGGCTCCTTTACATACGCACCAATAATCTGTCCTTCTTTCTTGCCACCATTTTTCTTACGAGGGATCACAATGTCCTTCGCCCGCAGATGATGGTAGATAATCTGATCCCACGTTCTGACCTGCGAAAACACATCGCCAAGATTCACCTTTGCCGTGTATGCGAGTGCAAGAGCGAGTTCCATGAGTCCAAGTTTCTTTTCCAACTTTTGCACCAACTTGACATCTTGGTGGTTGTATTCGACAAACAGTTGAAAATCATTTGTATAAAAATCTTTGAAGTGATCATACTCATACTCGACTTTCTTTTCGCCGAGTTCGACCGACGCGATGTGATCCAACTTGTATGACTCTTGGTTCACATAAGTAAACTTTTGATATAGATCATAATAGTCAAGGATTGTCACACCCATAAACTCAAATGCAATACGCTCGCCGCTTTGTGTTTGAACATCCCGCTGATGCACGAAACCCCAAGGGGAAAGTCTCTTCGCACGCTTTTCAATCACTCGGTCCATGCGAGCATACAGATACGGCATATCGAAGAACTTAACATTCCAACCAGTCACGATATCGGGATCTTCGTCTTCCCAGATGTCGAGGAATCGCTCTAGCAGATCTTTCTCATTCGTGAAGGTATATGTTGTGATATTGTCTGGCATCGTACAATCGCCAAGTGCAAACACATACTCACGATCATCAACAATCAGAGTGATGACATTCACTCGTTCGGTTGGATTACGAACTTGTGGAAAGCCATTCTCTGCCGTGGTTTCGATATCTAGATACGCAACTCTAACTTGCTTCTTATCGTATTCGACTTCATCAGGGAACTTATCACCAATAAACTGATAGATGTAGTCTGTGTTTCCGTAAATCTCAAAGCCAGTCACGCTCTCATGCCGAAGAATAAAGTCTCGACATTCAGACATTGATCCCGGTTGAAAAGACTCTACAGAGCGACCTTCCATCGTGTGATACTTTGATGATTTATTTGTGGAAACAAAAAGAGTGGGACGATAGTCAATTCGCCCCTCGACTCTTTTGCCATCCTCATAACCTCGATAAAGAATCTTATCGCCGCGAGTGGCTACACTTGTGTAGAAACGACTCATGGGTTTATTGTACGTCCATCGAAAGGTATGTCAAGCCCAAGTTCGTCCAAATGATTTGTTGCTGAATTCACTGTCCCTGATTAGATGAGTTGTTGCACAGACCGCCATAATGTTAAATTTATTTTTTACTCCGATATGGTGTGTTAGCATTTCTTCACCACACATCAAAACATTGTCGTCGTCCCAATACCTGTCGATGTTTTTGAATATTTCAGAATAAGTTTTCATTGAGTCTGAAGTTCCAAAGTTAAAATAATCTGACATGACTCTTGCATTCGCAATACAGTCGTTAAAGTAAATTGTGTTTTTCTCTAGGTTGGAAAAGTCTAATTTATCACAATCTACAGCACAGTCAAAACGTGACCTGATAACACAATCATATTTAAAGTTATTTTTTGCCTCGTGTTCAAAGGCTAACTCTAAACTTTTACAGATAGAGTAAAACATGCTAAAGGTTATGTTTGCAGTTGTCTCAGTCGTATTCTTTGTTTCGTAGAGTTCAATTTTTCTTGGTGTCGGAAACACATCATGTTCAGGTTCGATAACAAAAGAGACTGGTTGATATGCTTCATACAATTTTGATATGGTGTCTTGCCTGTAGTGGTCACTACTATTTGCATTCCACGCGGCACAGGAGTAAGGCTGTCCCACTTTACTCTCATCGAACCAAGTGTGTAAAAAAACATCACAGTTGAACTTTGACAATACTGACTTTTCAAAGTATGAACTTGCCTTGTCAAAAAATCTAGGCTGACCAGACAAACACAATGCGACTCTAGGCAAATCGTTTGATGTCATCACTACACACTCCTCCAACTAATGATAAATCTATTTGCTGTCCCATATCATTTGCGATACCGCCTCTGACTTCATAACCGGGGTAACACCAGATTTGTCCATAGTTAGTCAAACAAATTTTATCACCTTCGTGCCAAAACCAATGAACACCACGTTTTCGTTTCAATTCATCAACGATCTCTAGATTTTTTGCGTGTACCCAAATGCGTGGATGAACCAAAAATTCATAGTCAACTTCGTGGGTAGGGGTATCGTGTCCAAGATAAAACTTTTCATCTTGATACCAAGCATCAACTTCGACATCATACCCAAGACCCAAAACGTCTTTTACAACCTTTGGATTGTTTTCATCAGCAGAGCCTTTACCCGACAAGTTCCCCCGATGTGAAATCAATATCATTTGATCGTAACCTCATGTTTATCAGTTGGGTCTGAACCGGGACGAATTACAACAAGTGTAGTATCTTCTAAAAACTCAGCATCGGAAACTTCCATGACATCAAAAACAAAGATATCACCAGCGGTGAGATTCCTTCCATTCACTTTCATTGAACCTGACACAATGGCATTGATCTCGATGAACTTTTTGTGTAGATGTAGTGGTGCTTTATAACCCTTTTCGTGAGTTTGTATTGCTACCTCAAAGTTCTTGGTCTTCACAATCGATGGAGAGAAATCGCCAGCGATCCACCCCTTCATCATATCATCAAGTTTGTGAATATTCATTTTTCTAAGTCCATCACTCTTGCTTGGAATCTTCCCCCGTCAAACGTATTTTTGATTAACTTTTCGATTGTTGTTTGAAGAAAAGACGGAAATGCTTTATTATTTTCAACAAGCAGTCCCGGTATCGCAAACATATTCGAACAGTTGTGACGCACAGCCATTTCAGCAGAAAACTCATCGTAAATAAGTGCTGATCTAATCCCGTGATATTTGTTCGCACACATGTTTACGCCTTGACCAGTTCTACAGAATGACATTCCAAAATCACAAGTTCGATCAGTGATGGATCTAACAGCCTCTTGGACGTAATCTTTATAATCACAGTCCTGTTCGACGAAACATCCATAGTCGATATATGGAACATGAAGCATGTCTAAAGTTTTCTTTGCCATTTCTTTTGCTTGATAACCAGAGTGGTCTGAGCATAGTGCGACTGGTTTTTCACCAAACACTTTACAAACGTCATAACGATAGAAATCGAACTCAGATGGTGTGCCAAAAACATGCAGTTTTTCTACCGACTGTGACTTGATTTGTAGACCATCTTCAATCAACAAGTTATACAATGGCGTAATATAAAACTCGCCATTAGTCCTAATGTCGTTCTCAATCATCTTATCTGCATACTTGCAAAAATCATACCCCTTTGCGAAAGCATAGATTCCAACACACGCATGATCACTGATAACTTTTTTCTCCGCTGTTTTAAGCACAGTATTTTCGTCATTGGTCGCAACGTAACTGTAGTTGGGAGAGTTAGATTTTGCCGTCAAGATCAACCCATCAAGTTCATCAGATTTGAATTGTGTTGGGTTAAAAGTTGGTTCAAACTCTACATCAAGGGTGTGAATAACCAGAGGATCGTTGTTATTGATATACTCTCTCGCAAGCAAACAACTACACACAGAACCTTCGGTCAATCCATTAGTAACGACAACTTTGATATCATTACCAAATTTGTTTCTGAGGATTTTATCCATATTGAATTTGTAAATGTGATCATCTCTTACCACAAAGATTAAATTACAATCTGTGGTGTCGATACATCTCATTGATTTTTCGATCAGATGTTCTTGATCAATTTTAATCAATTGCTTTGGAATTTTATATCCTGCGTCAACAAATCTTTGACCAAGACCAGCCATAGGAACTAGAACATTTGTTTTACCCATTGTTACTCCTTCTGACCAAGTATTCGGTCGTAAGTGTGCATGCATTTTCAACTGCTGTCTTAAGGTTGCTTTGATAATATTCCCTAATGAAGTACGCAGCGAATATATCACCTGCACCATTGACTTTTAAGTTTTTAAGTGGTTTGATATCAAACTTGTAAGAGGTGTATCCAATAATCATAACTTCACAGCCACTCGGGTCGTGTAATACGATGGGTGTGGCAATGGACATCTTTTCATACAAGTGCTTTCTTTCTCTTGAGTCAAACACCAACTCACATCTTTTCATTAGTGGTTCATATCCATCTCGCCGAGTATCGGTGCAAAAATCCAAACTGCATGGATACTTGGCGGACGGGTCATAGTATTCGTGATACTCAGATACTCTATGCACACTTTTAATATCATCTGCGTACATGACATGAATCCAATCGGGATGTCGTGTGCTTACTTGTCGAGTAGTTTTGATGGGATACTCTTTTGAGTTTGATACGAGTGATGTTCTCGTAGAGTCTTCAGTGTCCTGTAGAATCAAAGCATCTTTTTCGCCTTCGACATAACAGATAGGTGTAATGTCCCCGATGTCAGCGGATGCAATATTATACATGCCACCCATAGAGTGGGTGACGGGTAGACAGTCATTCGTCTCGTTTAGTGTCAAACTCGACGTAACAACTTTCGTATCGTTATACTTTTTACCTAAGAGTCCCAGACGCATTAATCATCACCTCACATACATCAATATTGTTTACGTTTGAATACTTCTCAAGGTATTCTGCTACAACGCCAGTGCCGCCATGTCGTGACAGGACACAGCCACATTTGTCTTTAAGGTATTTAGGTGCATCACCGGGACACACTCTGTTTGGCTCAGGCAACTCAAGCATGATGTCAAGATCAAACAAATCATCACCAATGTAGACAACCTGACTCACATCAGCACCATATCTCTCCATTAATGACGGCAAAAACTTTGCTTTTGAGATAGTGCCGTCCGGATTTCTTGAGTAAAAGAAGTCGATGTCTCTTTCTAACGCCATGCCTTTGTTGATAGAAGTATCACTACTCAAAAAGCAAACATCAATGCCCATTTGCTTGAAGATTTTGATAGCAGTAAAGTCTTTGTCATTGTATGACTTTGACAAAACCTTGTGATCATTATCGTAAACTTTAGTGCCATTTGTCATGACACCATCAATATCAAGAATCAGAAGTTTCATCTTTTTCTCCAACATAAGAAGACAACAAAACCATGTAGTTTATAATGTCAATACATGAGTCGTGAAAGGATTCATTTTCAACATGCATTGTTCCCGATTCAATAAAAGAACTTATTCGTGACATTTTATCGACTATCCGGACTAGAAATCCTTGCTCGGTGGTGCAGACACCCATTGCCTCACATCGCGTAAAGTTTGCGAAAGGCTCAGTGCCACCATTCCCTGCGTAATCTTTGTTTTTCAATTCCATAAGGCTACGGGCTTCTTCACAAATAGTCTTATGATTTTGTAGTAATTCATCACGAGTCATTATCTTGCGTCCCTTTCAGTATTCATTGGCATATGATAGCCGTGTTTCAAAAAGAATTCGAACTCTTCTTCTCGTCCCTCGCGGATCTTGTCTGAGAATTTGTTATCGGGGTCCACCCAACAATCCTCATGGCAGAACATCTCACCGCTTTCTTGTGTACGGTGGTTATTGTACCCATAAAGGTACTTCAAAGTCCACACTTTTTTTCCATCTGGTTGAATTTCATTTATCAGCGTGTGGGCATTGATTTTTTCTTTGACGTATCCTTGACTGTCACAAACGTAGTAGGGGTTCAATTTCACTGTTCACCTCTTTCCCATGCGTTCAGTCTTTCGACAAGCCAAGTCACATTTCCAATGTCAACCGCGTGATTGTTCCCGATGTAAAATCCATTTTGATGAATCAGTTTTGCATTTTTATCGTGTCGATATTGGTTCACACGATCCATAAACGGATGCTCATAAAGATTACCTGCAATGATCGGTCGTGTCTCGACTCCTTGAGACTCAAGATATTTTCTAAGTGAAAGTGTATCTTCTCGCGTTGTCTTTGTGATTACGGGAAAGCAGAAACTACTGTTACCTTCAAGTTTAAAGTCTGTGTAAAATTTATCTTTGTTCAGACCTTTTGCAAACACTTCAAAGTTTTTTCTGCGAATGTCGTTATGTTTATCCAGTTGTCTCAACTGCATTTGACCAAGCACAGCATTAAAATCAGTTGATCTCATGTTATAGCCCGGAACCATGAAGGTAAAATTTTCATCAACCTTTTGATCTTTATACTTTGCCTGCAAGTATGGTGGCAACTCTCTCAGCAAGCCGTGTGAGCGAATCAAAAGAAGTTTTTCATATACCTCTTCGTCATCTGTGCAAACCATACCACCCTCAATCGTAGTCATGTGATGACCATAGTAAAAGGAGAATGATGAAGCCCGTCCGAAGTTGCCAATCTTTTTGCCGCTGAAAGTTGCACCATGCGATTCACAGCAATCCTCAAGAATAGTAATATTGTTTTCATCACACAGATGAATAAGTTGGTCACTCATAGAGTTGAAGCCAAGAAGGTGTGCAAGAAAAAGAAATTTAGGTCTTGCTCCAAAAGATCTTTTGTGTTGTAACAAAATCTCTTTGAAACTATCAAGACACAGATTCATATTTGGAATCGTCACATCACACAATTGAAGTTCCTGCCCTGACATCATGATGGGAGATACCGTGGTTGCCCAAGTTGTCGCAGGTGCGAGCCAAAGATGATTCGTGTTGCTATGTAATTCTTTCATCGCCTGCACGATCAGAAAGTTTGCGGACGAACCAGAATTACAAAATACGGAATACTTACAGCCTTGCCACTCACTCCACTGCTCTTCGAATCTACGAACTTCGTCACCTTGAGAAAAGCGATCTGCCACCAAAACAAAGTCCGACAAACGTTGTCGTTGGGCAGGAGTAATCGCATTGTTCATTAGTTTCCAAGACTTCATTTTCTAATATCTCCATAGTTTTTCGTAAACCAACCGACTGTTTCGTGGATGCCAGTATTCAAAGATGTAAACTCAAAGTCTGGTCGAAGTTCTTTAAACTTAGAGTTATCGGATGGTTTTCTATGCTGACCTTTTGGTTTTGTTGAATCATACTTGACAGAGCCGGAGAAGTCAAACGCTTTTGTGATTAATACCACTGCCTCAACTATCGCATGCTCCATGTCTGGTGAGACAATCAAAGACTCTGGGCTATCGTATTCCAAAAGCATCCAGTCAATGATCTTACCTAAATCTTTATTATACAAAAACTCTCTTCGTGCAAGTCCATCGCCCCACACATCAAAGTTTGTATTGTTCTGGTTTGCCAGATGGCACTTGTGGATCAAGCCGGGAATCACATGCGAACTCTCAAGATTAAAGTTATCACCAATACCGTAAACATTACAGGGAATCACGTTTACAATATTCATGCCATACTGATCTCGGTATGCTCTTGCGTTGATCTCAGTCATTCGTTTGGCATAACCATAACCATAATTTGATGGATGAGGCTCGCCTTTGTAAATCTGTTCAGTTGTCAGGGGATATGTGGCATCATCTGGGAAGATGCAGGTTGATTGTAGACAAACCATTTTCTTGACACCACACACCCGTGATGCTTCAATAATATTCAAGGTCATCAGCATGTTCTCGTAAAAGAACTCACCCAACTTTTCCATGTTTTCTTTTACGCCACCAACACGAGCGGCACAGTGAACAACATATTCAATTTTGTTTTCTTGCATGTAAGAAAGTGTTTCGTCATAGTTCAGTAGATTCACTTCCTTTGAGAATGGTCGATGTTTCCCAGTGACGCAAGAGCCGACCAGTCCATTTCCTCCGGTAATAAAAACCTTGTCATAATCAATCATGAATAATCCAATCCTTACAATAAACATCAGACCACTTTTCCGGTCCTTTTGGTCCGAACCATTTTTTCGGTGCGACCGTTTTACCCTGACCGATCCACGCACCCCACCAACTGAAACTGCTGTTGGCAATAATGTGTCCGTCACACAGGGACATCATACACAGGTCAACAAAGTGATCGTTTCCCTCTGAAAAGTATGCTTCAAAGTGAGGCATGTTTTGTTTACACCACTCAATGTCATCCGAAAATATCACCGGCTTATGATTTGGAAAATGTGTCAAGGCACTCTCAAAGTAGTCAAGATCCAAAGTCGTATGAACGTGTGCCAGATTCAAGTAATCAGTTCTGCGAATATGAATCGATACCTTTTTGTTTTCTCCCGCCTCCATAAGTTTTTCAACCGCTACATCGCGGATATCTTTCTTAAAGGTAAAATCTTTTCTCAACACATCCTCACAATGTGCAAAATACTTTTCACTTTGAAAGTATCCCTGTAGGTCAATGCTTCTACTATTATCAATTAGAAAGAAGTTTTCGTTGAAAGCGAAGTCAGGTTCCACACATGCTACTTCAACAGATTCATTAAGACCCGAGTTCACTGAGCCTAGTTTAAAACAGTCTTTCAGATAAGTCTTATCTACGTTGTACCATGGATCATGTCCGGTCCTCTGAGATATACCAAGAGTCGCCGCATATTGAAACATCTGATTGCCAAGTCGCCATGTTGTATTGTTAAAGCATAAATTTGCCATCAATTAAATCCCGTGCTTCCGAAACCACCCTCACGATCAGTCTTTTGAGTGGGTCTATTTTGTATCTCAATAACTTCGGTCACAGTTTCACGAACCAACTCAAGTTGTGCGATTCGATCACCGTCGTAAATGTGAAAGTATTTTTCTGTATTGTTTACCATTGGCACAAAAACTTCCTCAACATAATCTGAATCAATGATCCCTTGCGACACGGATAAACCAATACCCTTCTTTGCTGCCATCCCAGACCGTGTGTGGATTCTTGCAGAGAATCCAGAGGGGATATCAAGAACAAGTCCAGTGGGAACAAGGACTCTTTCTCTTGGGTCGAGTTTTAGTGGTTTGTCAACACAAGCGTATAGATCATAGCATGCCGCTTGTTGTGTGCCTTTACTTGGAAGTTTTGCACTTGTTCTTAACTTGTAACAACCAAGACTCTCACTTAAATTCATAATATAATCCTTTAAACTATAGGAGGTTTCTCCTTGAACGGATGACCAGACGGGAGTAAGGAAGTTTTACTAAACTTGTGGGCGAGATAACCTTCAACTTTCTGGGTGAAACCACCAGCGGACAAGAGAGAAGATTCCGGATCTGCTGCATCTGCATTGCTTGGTGTACCAAAAAGATTATTAAGATTTTGTTGCTCGCTCACGCTCCCTGCACTAAAAATAACTGTTTCGTAGATTTTACCTTCATATCCGTTGAATGCAATATCTGATCCTAAAGAACTTGGATCTTCTTGCACACTTGCGAACAGACACGCTCGTTCCGGAGACTTTTCAGTTTGTGGTGATGAAAGATCCAACTGTTTGATCAACACTGATGGATCGCCAAAACCCGGAATATTAGTAGGCACTAACTGTGACCTTGGAGACACATTACCATTAATGCTAAAGAAAGGTAGAGAATTCACTCGACCCCAACCCAAAATATTATATCCTTCGCTCATGTTGATAGGTGTCACACCCATTCTGTCAAAACTAACACTTTGATTACCAAAATCAATGCCTGTTCCACTTACATGCATATTGTTTGATAAAGTATTTCGCGTTGTGCCTCCACCACTACCACTCACATTTCCAATCCTTGCCTCAAAAAACCTATCAAGGTATCTTTGATCAGGGAGGCTGGGGTTACTGTTTTCATTATAGTCACGTTTTCGAATCGTTCCAAAAAGAGTGCCAACATCATCTGTAATATTAGCCGACCTTACGAACATGTAAATCGCAAAGTCATCAGTGCCGAGTGCGTAATCTCCACCGGACGTTTCTGTTTGCATCAACCTAACACCATTAGCGGAGCCAGCGGTTCCACTTCCGAAAGTGTAACCAATGTCACTGTCGTATCCGATAATCGGAGCCTGCGTAAGACCTGCTACAAAATCAAGACCTGTAGAGTGACTTCCCGCCGAGTTTGTCCATCTTAAGATACCACTGACCCCATTGATCACTTCACCAGTCAACCCATCGGGGCGATACCACCCCCGAAGACGAGTCTCTAAGATATCTGGCGTAAATTCACGAGTGATATTGGAATCAACTTGTAAAGTTCTTTTTTTATCTGTTTGTTGAATTATTGTATTTGTATCGACTGCGTTTTGCAGGTCGCCTGAAATTTTCACACCAACTTTAGAAAAAACCTCTAACTTGTTCATCGGGTAATATTCTCTCTAACCTCGAAGCGACCCTCAATAAGTCTAGTAACTTCTTCACCCTCAATAAGTTCAAGATCATAAAACATTCTGCCTTTTGGAATACTACTTGATGATACCGCGTCAAACTGTATAAAGATCCCGCCGGTTGTACCAGTCGCTCCGGTTGTGCCTGAGTTAAGTTTGATGTCTCCAGTCCCAGCCACTCCATTGGTCCCACCAATCGTGAATACCCCAGTTGCCCCACCATGAGTCACGCTACCTGCGAATACAGTTCCACCAGCATTATTCATTGTTGACCCTGTGATGAACAGAGCGACATTAGATGAATTGGGGCTTTTGCGAACCTGCATTCTCGCAGTGAAATTCGCAAGATCAACCACTGTATCAGTAGAAGTTTTAAATATAGAGTATAGTTTAAAAGTGGTTCCCTTGTCGTGAACAATATCGAATTCGGTAGCCATGTGATTCTCCTATTCTATTTAGGAAACTGAAACAAACTCAAAGTCTTCGTTTTGAATTGCACCAAGATTTAGTGCATTGTTCAGTTTGTAGAGTGCAGAGTCTCTGCGAATTCGATAGTCTTGGTTTGCATAATCTACAAAATCTGTTGTTGCAACTGCGGTGACTGTAAAAGAATTTTCATATTCATCAAGATTCTGAAAGTTGCCGGATGTTGCATCTCCAATGCCAATCTGTGTGCCGAGAACTCTATCGTCATCGTTTGCATTTGCAGTGACGGCAAAGCCACCAACATCGTAAATGACATTGTTTTCCACCAATACACCACCTTGAGTTTGAGCAGCGGCATCAGAGTCAACACCATTTCCACCCATACGAGTAATTGTATTGCTAAAGAATGTTCCGTTTCTACCCTCTGTTGTTGATTCATCAGAAATACCATTTCCGTGTAGGTTGTCAATCACGCAGTTTACAATGATTGGTGAAATCGTATCGCACTTGACACCGTTTCCGTTTCCACTACCCGATGTTCCTGATCCGTAGAGTCGGCAGTTGATGAGCGTGCTGTAATGTGTTCCGCCATTCTGAACCATACAATCTAACTTTGTTCCACCCGCAACAAACTCACACATCACACATTTTGCACCAAAGTTGGAGTGAACCCGTGCATTGTTGTTGCTCGCACTTGCATTTGCACCAAACTTCATAAACAATCCGTGGTGAGTATTGCGAAGAGATTCTGCGAAGGTGGAGTTGAGAACACCACCCTGATTGTAGCCTGTGCTTGTGTTTTCTAAATGCAAACATTTGTAAATTGTGGACGTTCCAGCACCATCAAAAATCGTTCCGTTGTTTGTTCGGATAATCTTTGGATAGTCGGTTGTATCAAGATGTGACTGCGAATCGTCAGACCACTTTGGCTCAAGAAGATTACCGTCCGCATCTGCACCAACCCAGAAGTGTGGATTGTCTGCGTTTGGGTCGGTGGATGTCGGGACTAACTCTTCATTGCAAGTATAAGTTCCCGCAAGAAAAATCCAACGAGTGTTTTGTCGTGTTTCCCCTTCGATGGCAGTTGTCCACGAGGTTCCCGTGAGTGCTGCCTTTGCGTTTGCAGCCGATGAGCCGTCTTGTGAACCTGCTCCCGATGGTGAATAGAAAACATCAGTGAGTGCCATTCATTACCTACTTTCAAAAGTCAAAAACGCCTGTGCCGCAGACGCACCAGATCCATTACTAAAAATATCAAGAAGTAAAAAATCACCTGCGGTTACACCTGCAACATTAAAAACTGTCGAAGAACCTGTCAGCCCCGCGACACCAAGAGAACATCCCGTGATCGCGTTGGTCAAAGGATTTCCAAAGTCTGGTCCGGCGATTCTGATAGCAGCCGTTAATCCACCCGTTTTATTTGTTTTAACATCAAAGTTTGTAAATGTTGCATTATGTGGCATTCGATACAGAGAGTTAGTCTTTGCTCCGGTTGAAACAGCCGATGAGGCATCAATAGTAAATATTGCGACATTGTTTGCATTGCCAGTCGCTCCCGTGGCTCCTGTTGCTCCTGTTGCTCCAGTCGCTCCCGTGGCTCCTGTTGCTCCTGTTGCTCCTGTTGCTCCAGTCGCTCCCGTGGCTCCTGTTGCTCCTGTTGCTCCAGTCGCTCCCGTGGCTCCAGTCGCTCCCGTGGCTCCTGTTGCTCCTGTTGCTCCTGTTGCTCCTGTGGAACCATCGGAACCCGTGGCTCCAGTCGCTCCCGTGGCTCCTGTTGCTCCTGTGGAACCATCGGAACCCGTGGCTCCTGTAGATCCAGTCGCACCGTCAGAACCCGTGGCTCCAGTTGCCCCAGTGGAACCGACTCCGGTCGTTGAAATTTTCTGCCAAAAATTACCAGTATAGAATAACCGTCTTGACCCTATCTCAAGGGTATCGCCAGCGGACGGATTGTTGGGGAAGGTGAATCCAACCCCAAAAACTCTACTCATTTACTCTTTGCCTTCTTTCTTCTTGGCTCTGGTTTTTTTGTACGCTTGAGTTTCTCCTCTGCCTCTCTTTTCAACTGCTCTTGTTCCATAGCCATTCTTGCCTCTTCCTGTTTTGTCAACCATTGAGCATACTGCTGAAAATTGCCAACGATTCTTTCTTCATGTTCTTTGGGAAATTTTCTTTCTTCAAGAAGTCTATTCGAAGCCTCAAGACCATTCATCATATCATTGGCGTAGTAAGCGGTTGCTGCCAGTTCATCAAGGCACATCCAACCATAAACATCATGAGCCAAGAACAAGATGTCATTTTCTGGGAAGGGAATCGATGCTGCTTGTTTTGCAAAAAGATATGCGATACGAGGATTATTATTTTGTCTATGAATACGAGATAGTTGGTAAAGAGGTTCAGCCCGATGCGGTCTGAGGTTCCACGCTTGGAGGAAGTGGTCTTGTGCTTGCTCCCATGGTTTATTTAGCAGGCACTTGCAGATCGCAACCCGATACACGCAATACCAAACTTCTTCATCCCAGCCACCTTTGGTCGCCCTTTTTTCGTACCACTCCATCGCCTTTTCATAATTCTGTGCATCGAAGTATGACTGTGCGACATAAAATTCATACCGGAGATTTTCTGGTTCATAGTTTGGGTTTTCGGGATTCTCCAAACAATCAATCAGCGTTTCAGCGTCTCTTGTATACTTTGCTGCTTGATCATCACCAAACTCTTGAGTTCTTGCACCCATTGTTCGAGCATCAATATTGTAATCACCTTGAAGACGGAGCGTGATTGGTTGCTCACCTTTATCAGCCTTACCCTTACACTCGGCATATTCGTGAAGAACACCACAGTATCTCCAACCACTGCTGAGTTTGAAAATCTGATTTCTCCACCAATTAAATTCACCACGCTTAATGTTTAAGGCATAACTATCTGCGGTCATCTCTTCGGGAAACTTAAACTTACCCTCCAATCGGTCATCAGCATCGATAACCCATGCATAATCCGCACCACCTTTGACTGCATTTTCAAGAGATTGGGTTCTACTTTTTCCAAAACCAAGCCACTCCATTTCATGAACTTCACCGGGGATTCCCTTCTTATCAAAGAACTGCTTGATCTTCTCTTTTGTGGTATCGGTGGAGCCGGTATCAGTAATGTCATACCTATCAATGTGCTTATACATCGACTCAAGACATTCAGTAATAATGTGTTCCTCGTCTTTGACGATCATACAAAGGGTAACGGTGGGTCGCTTACTCATTTTAAATCTCCTATTGAATTATTTATGAGAGTTCAAAAACTCTTCAAGGATATCCTCTGGTGAGTTTTTATATTTCACTGCGAGTTGTAAATTTTTACGCAGACCGGGTATCATAGATTGATATTGTTCAACAGAAACATTTTCAATGGCTTTTGCCATCTCCTCTACTGATTCAACTTGTATGATACCATCAGGGTCAAAGTGATCACAAATATTTGGATCGCCGAGATAGATTGGAACGGTTCCGGTTCTAAAACAATCAAGAATTTTTTCAGTGTGACAATTTTGATGCACACCATTTTCAATCACAACACAAAACATAAAGTCTTTTAGAACATCCAATTTATCGTCTACTTCTGTAAACCCCCTACCAAAAACTGGATAACCCTTCTCAATCATATAGTCTGCAAAGTGCTTTCTTTCTGTTTGCATTGGAGTAAACATTTTAGCGGAGGTTATGTTAGTAACAAGTTTTGATTTTGAATACATTTTACTATTATCATCACTTACCCAAGACGGTAGACAGGGCTTCGTCAAATGCACGCAGTCATATTTTGCAAAAGAAGGATCTGATGTAATTAATGTTTTAAACTTATTTGTTTTTGTCTCAAGTCTGTGATGCATCGTTTTGAAAAAATCAAAGCCGTTTGATCTTGAGTACGCTTGTAGCACATCCGGACACTCGATCAACCATGCAATAGAATTTTCCTCATCTTCAACGATTACAGACATGTCCAACAAAAGTGTTTCATCGACATCAAACTTCTCGCTTAAATAGATGAGACTTGGATCAAATACATTTTTTACAATCATCCCATAGTACCTAAACGAAATTGTTGTGCGATTCTCAGAGGGGTTTTAGTGATTTGTTCCCACTTGTTTGCAGAATTCTTTTCGTCTGATTGATAAAAAACTGGAGTAATCGGTGCATACACAGAGTAGTTCTTTTGCAAATCGTATGCAAGACCAACATCAAACGGAATGTTTCTTTCATATATCCACGACTTGCCCACTTTAATTGTTTTTCTAGCATACTCCTCGTTTAGATACATGATCGCATGTGTTGCAAACACACCACTAATTTTCAACCACTCGTTGCAGTGACGCTTCGCAACATAGTTACCGTCACCATGAGAAGTCCCAAAGTAAATTGCAGCCGCGTCATCTGGAACCTCACAACCTTGCAATACATCTTCGATTCGGATTGTGACATCAACATCATCTTCGAGAATGAAGACTGGCTTACCGTCACTCAAAATAGTGTCCTCTAGAATCTTGAAATGAGACTCCGCACAGTTTCGATAATGCTCTTCACCTTTTCGGACACCCTCATGAGGCTGAATACCAGTGACCGCAGAGAATCTTTCATGGTTTGTAAATCCATGTTCTTCGAACAACTCCGTCATCAGGTTTGCTTTTTTTACGTCTTTGTCAACATTTATCCATCGGGTTCTTACATCACGAAGATCAAAGATCATCACTCCTCCTTTGGTGGTTTACGACCAATATGATATTTGGGAATCAACTCCCAATCATGTCGATCCTTATGTGAGATTATCTTGATTCTTCGCAAAGATGCAAGAGGTTCTTCACATTTATTTTCATCGACAATTTTCACTAAGTTCCACTCTGCCAGCAGACCCACGATGGTGTTTCTGCGAGCATAATCATCTTCTGACATTTTGGATGGTAGACCATCAAGGGCAAAAAGTTCTTTAAAATGTGTGATGTAATACTTGCCTCTTTTGTGCAAGATATGACACGACTGATAAAGTTTATTTCCGACGCGAGAAGAGACACCGATTCGGGTCAACGTTTCTCTGATTTTAAGAAAGTCTTGTGGATCGCTTAATTGAATCTCGACCAGTGACTCCACTATTTCTTCTGTGTTTTCCATAATAACTCCATATACAAACAGGGATCACTCCCACTGCTTTATTTAGGAGCCTTGCATTTTACGCACCTGTTCGTGTATGCGATCTATTTGCTCTTCTGACAAAACACGCATCGCCTCTAGTGCTTTTTTCGTCCCGTAACCATAAAATAACTTGATCGACTCAACCCGATCATCAGAGCCTTTCTTGAGCCACTTGCTAAATCGTCTTCGTTTTCGAATCGAATGTCGGAGATAGTCAAACTGCTCACGCTTTCCGAGATGGTGGTGTGTGTTCATTTCATTTGCTTGTAGAACGGTATCTGGAAAGTATGACAGGCTTCGATTGATCACGAAGGGGACATAGCCACCGTGGGCGGCTACATCCTCAAAGAGATTGTCCTTCGTGTAGTTGATTGCGTTTAGGTAATCTCCAAGTTTCACTTGAATTCTGCCTCCATCATAATCTCAGTCAGACACGCCATTATGTTGATCTCCGAATCAGCGGCAAACGCAGCCTTGTATTGATAGTTTGCCAGAATCAAAATTATCGCTGGCACGGACTGTGGTTTGAGATTGTCGCTCAACGCATCATAGACTTTGCGATAGATCTCAGTCTCTTCATTGCCACTGTTATCGACCACCCAGCCACGCAACTTAGAGAAGTCTTTGCTCTTCAAGATTGACATCAAAGAGTGAATACCAACGTCACCGATCTCGGATAGGATACCGACATCGATCTCACCGGAAGCAGAGTATCGTTGACACTCGTTCAGGATACGCCGCCAGTCAGGGGCATGACGC